GGTGCAGCTTTTTCATTAGTTTTTTCTGGAGATGCTACAACAGGATGGACTTACACGGAGAAATAATATGTCAAATTACGAAGCAACAAAATACGATTTTTCAGGAGCAAACCTTACAGGTATCGAGGGAATTCCTACAGCAACTATTGTGCCGTGGTCTTCTGCTTCAGTGCCAACAGGTTTCTTAGAATGTAATGGTCAAACAGTTTCAAGATCAACTTACTCTGCATTATTTGCAATCGTAGGTACAACTTACGGTGCAGGTGATGGTTCATCAACTTTTCTTGTACCTGATTTACAAGATAACGTTGCAGTCGGAAAATCAAACAATAAAGCTTTAGGGTCAACAGCAGGAGCAAATACTGTAGCAGCAACTGGTAATGTTGGTGGTTCTACAGCCAATGCAACTTTATCAACAGCACAACTTGCTAGTCACTCACATAGCCAAGGAGCAGCTCCTAATCCTAGTATAAGAATAAACTTCGGTGGTCCTGCAGCTCCCCAAACCTATATAAATTTAACTAACACAGGATCGGAAGGTTCAGGTTCAGGTCACTTACACAACATGAGTGCAACTTTTACAGGTGATTCAACATCAGTTTTACAACCTTATTTAACCATTATTTATATTATTAAGACATAGGAGAAGATATGGCAACAAACGCAAATTGGACAGTAGTATTTGAAGACAAAGTAATTATAAAACAATCAGGTGATGGAGCTGGAAATGCTTACACTATTGATGATAATGCTTTTTGGGCAACTACTGATTTTCAAAATATTTGGGCTATTCAATCAGGTACTTCTAATTCTTCTGATGAAGTAGAACACAGAGATGAAACACCACATTGTTCTTTGTCTGATAAAGGTATTGATATGCAACAGTTCATCGATAGATGGGATGCAGCTCATTTAACTCAATTACAATCTGATTGGGATAATAATAATGCAGTAGATGAAAATGGTGATTCTACAGAAACTGAAGCTGAAAAAATTGCTAGACTAGGTGTTAGACCTACTTCTTACTCTTCATAGTATTAAGAATAAAAAATATTTAAAGAATATCTAGGAGAACTAGGTCCTAAAGCTTGTAAATCACTGTGATATACATAACGACCGTTAAAAAATAAAGCTCTATTCTCTGTAAATCCAACATAAGTATTTAAATTACCTTTAGTATAGAATCCGGTTCCATTGTAGGTCAATTCTTCTCCTTTTAAATAAATTAAACAGTTATATTTTGGAATGATATCTAAATGGGGTTTTACTTCCGTTTTATTATGTCTAAGATTAAATCTAGCTGACTTAGTTTTTAATTTTTTATTTGGAAAAAATTGTAATTTGATTTTATCAAATAACCATTTATTTTTATTTGTTTTTTTAAAAATATGACTAAAACCATAATTACCTCCATCATTTATAGATGGAGACCAGTGAATTTTATTTAAGTTATTTACTAAAATACTATATTCTTTTTTTGTAAAAAAATTATCTTTTATTTGTAAATTTAATTTATTCATAATTATCTTAACATCATCCAAGAAGTTAAAATATATTTTTCACCAGATAAAGGTGGATTACCTCTATGAACATACGGAAATCCAGCAGGCCAGATAACTATTCTACCTGTTTTAGGTTTTACTCTTTTTGAAAAATGGAGAAATTCTGTTTCTCCGCCTTCTTCTACATCATTTAAATAAACAGAAAAAACAAAAGCTCTTGGTTCATTACTAAATCCTTTTCCATGTTCTATATGCCAGACATGATATCCTTCGGTAGGTAAAGTTTTTTGTATTTTTAAACCAGTAAAATGAAAATCTGTTTGATAAATTTCGTCTGCCCCTATATTTTTAATATAATGTTTAAAAGCTATATCATAATTAAAAATCATAGGTTTTAATGTTTCCCACCAAACATTTATATTATGGGGTTCTACAAAAAATTGTTGATCTTGCTTTTGTAATATAGATGCTTTTTCAAAACCTATTCTATTAAGTGTATTATTAAATTTATTTTGTTCCTCATACAATTGAATAGCTTTGTTACATTCTTCTGAAGTAATATAATTATCATATACACCTATAAAATTATTTATGTTAACAGTTTTTTCTTCCATTTATTTTCCTTTATCTTATAAACATTTGTACTGAAATTCTTGGTAGGATTGGACTTAAAACAGGATTTACTTTATGTTTAAATGGAGCTTTTATTATTACCAAACAATTACCTACAGGTGGAATCCAACCATGATCTTTTTCGCTAGAAAACATAAATTCACCTCCCCAATTTTCATTCCATCTATTATTTAAATAATAAGTTGCCCCATACTTCCAGTTTTTACCATCATCATGCCAGTTTATACCAGAGTCTTTTTTCATACAATGAATTGTAGTTGATATTTTTTCTATATTTTTTAATTGAAAAAAAGCGTTATGTTTAACCAACACTTTTAATTGTTCAAAGGGTTTATAATTACCTACTTCAGTTCTTAAAGGGGGAACAATATTATTAATTAAATCTTCACTCCAAATACCTTTTGTAGTATGTAAGTTGATTTTTTTTCTTTCTTTAATAATAGCATTATGTATTCCTTTATACATATCGTGACTTAAAAAATCTTTAATATAGTAAAGCTTATCAGGTATTGAATATATTAGTTGCATGGTTTTAAAAAACAATTAATAGAATATCTAATTCCTTTTGTTATAGGTTCAGTACCGTGATTCCAAATAGGTTCCGCTGGAAATATCATAGCATCTCCTGTTTTAAAAGAGTCTTTTATTTGACCGTCAAAAAATCTAAACTCTCCTCCTTCGTAGTCTTCATTTAAATTTAAAGTACAAGAAGCTCTTTCTAACATTGAAATATCATTATGGTCTTTTATTAATTGACCTTTTTCATATTTTAATATTCTAATATTTGCAGAATAAGAAATAAAATGTTTATTAAATGTAGGAGATATTTTTTTAGATTTAATATATTGTTCATAGTTAATTATCATTATACTTATGTATTTTTTAGCTTCATTTAAAGCATATAATATATCTTTATTAGGATTTTTTATTTGAGATAAATTTAAACAAGTAAAATTATCTTCTTCTATTTTTTTAGTGTCAAATTTATAACTATCTTCAGTACCAGAAAGATCAGTATATTTTTCAAATATTTCTATTATTTTATGACACACCTCTTTAGGAACTAATCCATTAATTTTATATTTTAAATCTGATATTCTATGGTCGTAAGGCATATTTTTATTATATTTCTTTATACTGAGCTATGATTGAAAATCTTTTACTTTGATTATTATCACTCCATATTAATGGGCTATGATAAGCTGAAGACTCCCAAAAAACTCCTCTGTTTTGTTTAAATCCTATATGAGTATTTAACTCATGATTGCCATTATTATTTACATAAAAACCTGTTCCTCTATGTAAACTTTCATCTCCCCTTATATAAACAATTACTTGATGAGTACAATTAGCTCCTATATCTGCATGAACCATAGGAGTAGTTCTTGCTACCATTGTATATGCAGTATAGTTTTCTTTAAATTTTTTATTATATAACTTTTCACATCTTTCTCTTAAATAATCAGCTACATTTTTTTCAACCGGTGATCCATAAAATAAGTGCTCTTTAGTATTATCCCCTTCTTCATATTTATAATCTTCACCATAAGTATAAAAAGGAATTTTATTATAAATTAATTTATACAATTTTTCTTCTATAAAATTATCTTTTATATTAATATCAAATTCTTCTTTTATATTTTTTTTCATTAAATTAATGTTTTTTTAAACGATTTCCATAAAATCCAATAGACGCAACAATTCTAGGATTTATTGCTAATACTTTATGTTTAATACCTTTTGGTATGAAAATCATATCTCCTTTTTCAATACTATAATCTTTATTCTCAACATTAAAAATTCTATAAATAACTTTTCCCTTAAGTCCTATAATAAAAACATCTTCTACATCTACATGACTAATACCGACTTGAGATACTAAACTAAAAAATAAATCTACTTCATCTCTTGGATCTCTTTCATATCTAAATAATTTACTTAAAAAATCAAAAAATGTTTTAAATTCTTTTAGAGAATCACTTACTTTACATATTTGAAATACGTCTTTTAAATTACCAAAATGTGATTTTTGCGTTATTGAAAAATTATTCTCTTCCATTAAATCACTCAGTAAATTAAAATCATATTGTCTTTCTAACGAAACAAAATTTTTTACAAAACAAACCTTGTTTTCTTTTATATGATTTATTTCATTCTCTTTTAGTAACATAATTCAATAAAATTAATAAATTTTACTTCTAAATAGTCCATAATTAAGATACTTTCATTCTCTATAAAACTAATATATAAGCTACTATATGCTACAAAAATTAAATTTCAAGCCTGGCTTTAACAAACAAGACACAGAATCTGGTGCTGAAGGGCAATGGACAGATGGTGATTTTGTTAGATTTAGATACGGATTACCTGAAAAGATAGGTGGCTGGAATCAATTAACAGCTGGGTCTTTAACTTTACCAGGAGCTGCTAGAAAACAACATGCTTTTACTTCTTTTGCAGGTGAAAAATATACAGCTATTGGAACCTCTCAAGGTTTATTTTTATATTATGGTAATGATTTTTTTGACATTACACCATTAGATACAGCTATTACAGGATGCACTATAACAACTGTTAATGGTTCAAATACTGTAACTATAAATAAAGGATCTCATGGTTTAGCTAAAGGAAGATATGTAACATTATCTGGTGTAACAGTAACAGGTGCTTCAGACTACACACCTGTAGAATTACAACAAGTTTATGAAATACAAACAACTCCAGATGTAGACAAGTTTACTATATTAGCTTCTAGAAATGAAGGAGGCTCAGGTATGACTGCAGCTGGTGCTGCAACTGTTAATCCTTATGTTGAAGTAGGTCCTACTTTTCAAACTGCAGGTTATGGTTGGGGAACTTATTTATGGGGAGATTCTACTTGGGGAACTGAACGAACAATAAGTGACGTGATTCTGGATCCAGGAAACTGGAGTCTTGATAACTTTGGTGAAGTATTGGTTGCTACAATATTTAATGGCAAGACTTTTACTTGGAATGCTGGAGCTTCAACACCTAGAGGTAACAGAGCTTCACAGTCTACAGCTAATTTCAATACCACAAACAATCCAACAGCTACAAGAATTTCTATTGTATCAGATAGAGATAGACATTTATTTCACATGGGTACAGAAACAACTATAGGTAATACCGCAACACAAGACCCTATGTTTGTAAGATTTTCTAATCAAGAAGATTTAAATACTTATGCACCAACAGCAACCAACACTGCAGGGACTTTTAGACTAGATACCGGTAATGAGATTAGAGCAGCTATACAAGGTAAAGATTATATCTTTGTAGCAACTGATCTTGCAGCTTATGTAATTCAATTTGTTGGACCGCCTTTTACTTTTTCTGTTAGACAAGTTGGTACTAACTGTGGATGTATTGGTCAGCATGCTATGTCTTATGCAAATGGTGCTGTGTGGTGGATGTCAGCAGAAGGTGGTTTTTTTGTTTATGATGGTACAGTTAAATCATTACCATCACTTGTAGAAGATTTTGTATTTAGCACAGACGGAGATAACTTAGGTATTAATTTAAACTCAAGAGATGTTATTTATTCTTCTCCTAATTCTTTATATACAGAAATAAATTGGTTCTATCCAAAAAATGGATCTGATCAAGTTGATAGATGTGTGACTTATAATTACTCAGAAAATGTTTGGACAACATCATCTTTAGCTAGAACTACATATCAAGATCAAGGGGTATTTAATGCTCCTTACGCAACAGAATATAGTTCTACAGGTTCACCTGTATTTCCAAGTATATTAGGTATTACAAATTTATATGGAGCTAGTACTTATTATGCTCATGAAGTAGGAACTGATCAAGTAAACAGCTCAGGCACAACTTCTATAGATGCATTTATTAGATCTGGAGATTGGGATATTACCTCTAGAACAAGTGGCTTAGGTGTTCAAACTGGAGTTGCTGACTATAGAGGAGATGGAGAATTTTTTATGTCAGTCAAACGATTTATACCTGATTTTAAATACCAAACAGGTAATGCTCAAGTAACTTTATTTGTAAGTAGCTATCCAGATGATGTAGCTGTTAGCTCACCACTTGGGCCCTTTACAATAACTTCTACGACTGATAAGGTAGATACAAGAGCTAGAGGCAGATTAGTTTCTGTTCAAATAGCCAACACAGCAGTAGGTGAGTCATGGAGATATGGCACACTTAGATTAGATGCACAGCCAGACGGACGAAGATAATGAATGGATTATACGACATATTAGAATCTTATAGACAACAAAATGACCCTCGTTTTATATATGATGGTCTTTATCAAGATCCATTATATAATATAGCTACAGCTAATCCATTAAAAGCTATGTCACCTGGTTATGAATATAGAAATTCTGATGCTATCAATAGATATTTAAACTCAGGGGCTTATGATATATCTGGTAATGTTCCAGCAGATTATGATAGAGCAATTGATTTTAAAAGATATTTTGAAAATAGACCTTTAAAAACATTAGATTATGGAAATAGATTTCAAGATTTTAAACCTAGAGTAGGTTTTCCAAATACTTCTGTATTTGGAATAACCCCTGAAAACTTTTCTACAACAGGCATCATGCGACAGGCACCTTTACAAAATTTAGGTATTGATACTTCTTATGGTGTTGCTAATGAAGAAGATGTTGAACAAAAATTTTTACCAGATCAAAAAAAATCTAGCGGTCTAGCAGATTTATTTAGAACACTAATTGGTTTTGCCGTACCTGGGGCTAATTTCTTTTTAAACAAAGGTCGTGGTGCAATGGATGGAATTAAAAGTTTAAATCAAAGATTACGTAATACAGACTTTGGTCAATCAAGAACTGGAGCAGAATATGCTATGAGAAGAAGAGAACGAAAACAAGCTGACAGAGCACAAGAAGCTATGCCGGGTGTTTATAGAAGTGCTAGAGAACAAGGTTTTACAAATGATAGAGGTGGATTCAGTACATCACGTGCAGACAGAGCAGGCACATCATTAGGTAGTGGTCAGTTCTCATCTAAACGAAGCACAGGTAGACAAGGTTATTAATGGCCAAGATTACTAATTACATACCTGAACCAAAAGAAGAATATGATGTGGATAATCAAAGACAGATTATGGAGTCTTTAAATACAATGAAACAACAACTTAATTTTTCTTTTCAACAAGATTTAAAAAACGAACTAGATACTTTTAATTACTTTTTATCATGAGCATACAATATAAAAATGCATCTAAGATATTAGACGGAACAGCTATGACAACTGTTCTGACTATATCAACATCTGCAGTTGCTATTATAAAATCTGTATATGTATCTAATAACAGCACAGGAGCTGTATTAGTTAATTGTGATTTAAGAGACTCATCTGCTAGTACAGATGTAGAATTTTTTAGAAAGGACATACCTG